ACGTGGATCATGGAAACGTCGCCAGGGTCGTATCAGTACGGCTACGCCTTTAGTGATGACCAACCCACCAAGGGCGAGTTCAGCGCGGCCATTAAAGCGATCGCCAACGCAGGTTACACCGACCCAGGCGCAACCAACGCCGTGCGTAACTTTCGTCTGCCTGGCTCGATCAACCTTAAGCCAGGTCGCAATAACTTTGCCGCGCAGCTTGTCGAGTTCCACCCTGATCGACTGTTTACGCTTCCTCAGATATGCGAGGCGCTAGGCGTTACGCCGAGCGAGGCTGATAGCGCAGGCCCAAGCCCGATCAAGATCGCTGACACGGGCGATGATGATGTCTTCGCGTGGCTGGCCGGTCAGGGTCTTGTCTTGTCGCGTCCGAACCAAGAGGGGTGGGCTGGCGTGATCTGCCCGAACCATGCCGCGCACACGGACGGCAACCCTGAAGGGCGTTATAAGCCTGCCTTGCGGGCGTATTGCTGCCTGCACTCGCACTGCGTGGATTTCGACACTAAGACGTTCTTATCGTGGGTCGCTGAACAGGGCGGGCCTGAACACGCGCTTGGCTTGCGTGATGATCTGCTTGCGGCCACCATGCAATCAACCCTTAACAAGATCGAGCCTTCGACGTTCTTTAGTGACGACGCTAAAAAAGTGATTGAGGAAGTTGAGCGCAAAGAACTTGGTCGCGTGGAGATGAAGGGATGGTTCGAGCGCTTTGCGTATATTCAATCCGACGACTCATTTTTTGATATGCAAGACCGGCGCGAGGTGCCGCGTTACGTGTTCAATGCGCTCTATCGCCATGTGAATTGCATCTCGATTAACAGCAAGCGCAAGGTCGAGGCAGCTACCGCATTTGATGAGCAGCGCCAAGCGATGGGCGCTCGTACCTTGGTGGGTGTGACCTATGCAGCAGGCGAAAGTCTGCTTGTTGCGCGTGATGGTGACGTGTATGGCAACCGTTGGCGCGATGCGCGTCCTGACGTCGATAAAGCCTTCGTTGGGGATGTTAGCCCTTGGCTTGAGCACTGCGAACGCCTTGTGCCTGAGCCTAGCGAGCGCGAGCATTTGTTTAACGTCATGGCGTACAAGTTGCAGCATCCCGAAGTCAAAATCAACCACGCCGTGCTGCATGGCGGCGATCAAGGGTGCGGTAAAGACACTATGTGGGCGCCTTTTCTTTGGGCCGTGTGCGGGCCAGGATTGAAGAATCGCGGTCTGCTTGATAATGACTCGCTATCGTCGCAGTGGGGTTATCAACTTGAGTCCGAGGTGCTAATCATTAACGAGTTGAAGGAACCCGAGGCGGCTGCGCGTCGTGCGCTGGCGAATAAACTCAAGCCCATCATCGCTGCGCCTCCAGAGATGCTTCCGATCAATCGCAAGGGGTTGCATCCCTATGACATGCTCAACCGATTGTTCGTGCTGTCGTTTACGAATGACCCGCTGCCCATATCGCTTGACTCACAGGACAGGCGCTGGTTCTGTATATGGTCGCGTGCGCCTCGCATGCGCGATGAGGATGCGCGACGCTTGTGGGACTGGTACAAGTCTCACGGATTTATCGCCATAACAGCATGGCTCTATCAGCGTGACGTTAGCGCGTTTAACCCTGCCGCTACGCCTGCCTGGACTGAATTTAAGTCTAACCTTATCGAACATTCCATGTCGACGGCTGAATCGTTCCTAGTGGACATGATGCGCCGTCGTCAGGGTGAGTTTAGTAAAGGCGCAGTCGGGTCGCCCTTTCATGCGCTGTGTGATCGCCTTGTGGGCGTTATGCCGTCAGGCGTAAAGGTTCCCCAGGCTGCGCTGTTACATGCGCTCAAGGAGGCTGGATGGGTCGACGTGGGTCGGTTAGCTAGCGCGGAATACTCGACTAAAAAACATGTATTTGCTGCGCCTGAGCTTGCTAATAGACTGAGCAAGTCCGAGTTGCGTAGGTTGGTCGAGGATAGTGCGCCTGCGTCGAAAATGGCGCTTGTTAAATAGGGATAAAAAAAACGCCCGACACTTGGTCGGGCGTAAAAGCAGGGCGGGGAGCCCAACTTGAGGAGAAGTTCCAACGCTATAAGTCTAGCATCTGGCCGATCAACCATGCAAGGATTATCGCAATGAGCGCGGTTAGCATGGCGGCAGCGTCCATGTCCTAAAGGCTTTGTGCTTGGCCATAGTCTCGGCGCACTCGGTCGAAGGCGGCTTCCATCCATACCTACGCCATATCGTTTCCACGGGCACGCACCAACGATCGGGCGTGATTTGATGCGCGAGTAGGGTTAGCCAATAAGGTGGCTCGTTATCGTGTTCCATATGCGCCCCCTATAGGTTGAAGAAAATAGCGCAGGCAAGCGCTACGCCGAACACAAGCGCGACTATCCAATCGATGAGCATGTTCATAGCGTCAATTCCAATTCAGTTGCAAGATTCCAAGCCAATGTATAGGCGTGATTTAGAACTTGATCAGAATCATGCCCATGTTCATCAATCATTTGTTCATAATGGCTCTCTTCATTGTCTAGCGTATAAACAATAAGTCTTGTAATGCTTTCAAGCGTATGCTGATCCATTTCTAATCCCTTCAATAATATGAGCTACTGCTAGCCAGTAGCGGTATCCAAGCCCATCTTGGGCGAACTTATCGGCCATGTAAGAGCAAAACACGAGCGCATGATCGCCGTACATGTCGATTACTTTTTCGGCAGTGGCGTAAATGGGCATTTTTTAACACCTACAGAAATGTTTATGTATTCTTGCCATTCTTCATTGGTCATTTCATGCCCGCCAACGATGAAGGCTTCTATAGCGCCGTTAGGTTCGCCGTTGGATAAGTACGGCCTATGGGAAACAATACGGCCCGTGGATAATTTAACATCAGGTTTCATTTCATTAGTCCTTTTAATAGAGTGCTTCGCCGTACGTTTCAACGGTTTTCTTGTCGCGCACTAAGCGCAATTGCTTGCGCTGAAATATTGTCCACTCAGGCAGCGGAAAGCGTGGGTTGATCAAGCGCACGGTGATGCTATCGCCGTGGATGCCTTCGACCACGCCTAAGCCTTTGGGCGTCATGACGCGATCATGCTTGCGCATTTTCATCTTGATAGTGGTCAGCTATCTCGTACCAATTAACGTCCGACAAAAACGCGAGCGCGTAATCGCGCCCAATACCTTCGGGCGTTGATGAATAGATTAGATCTTCCGCGAACTCTTTAGCGCTGTGATGATCCCAAGGACCTTCCGAGCCGTCGAAGATTTCAAGATTGACGCGCCAAGTCGCGTAGTTCGTCCAGCCGTTGTAATTAGCCATTTTATTGCCCTTTACTGTAGTGAATGAGCCTTTATTGTAAGTCATTCTTTTGCAAAAGTCAAGATTGGCAGTTTAAAACGCGTGAATTGCCCAGGAAATGGGGGTTAGATTGCCAATGATTGCCAATGCTAACGCGTTGATTTACAAGGGGATTGTGGGGCTATTGGCAATCTTGTCATTTATTCTGTATTGCAAAGAATTATCTAAGTGGGGCTAGGCTAACTTGAGGAGCATGACAATTTTGCCAATATTGCCAATGATTTTGGGCTTTGCGCTCTCCCCGCCCCCGAGCGCATCTTCGCAGCCGAAATCATTGGCAATCTTGGCAATCTTCAAACAATTGCCAAGATTGCCAATGTTTACAAACTTTGTAGCATTGCCAAGATTGCCAATGGTTACAAAGTCTAGAGCATGACCCAAACTGCCAATGGTTACAAATAGCAGATCATTGCCTAAACTGCCAATGGTTACAAACTTTGGAGCATTGCCTAAATTGCCAATCGGTTTTCGGGTTTTTGGTTTGAGGCCCCCGGGTAGGGCCGACGGCCTAGCAGGTCAGGGCCGGAGGGTCCACAAGAAATTTTTTATTTTTTAAAAAGTCCACCGGCACAAGAAATTTTTTTATTTTTAAAAGTCCACTAGCCAAAAGTATTAGAATGTCTTACGCTTGCGTTGTAGCAACGATGGCGTTGAAACGACGCTTAGGTCATCTTGGTAAAATTGGCACATGTTTAAAAGTCTTCCTCTTACAACGCGTGAGATCAAAGCGACCGAAGCGGTACTGGAGCGTATATACGACGCTGCGTATCTAGGTTTGAAAGAAGATTCGTTGGCGTTAGCAGCAGGGTTGTTACCTGTAGAGTACCGGCTCTTGAAACAGCATGACAAACTTGCCGAGATTGCCGAACTCAAGGGACGCGCTGATAGTGAGCGTGAGCACAGCCAGCACATGTTGAACGCTGCGCGGAATGGCGACGCTAAGGCAGCGCTAGAGATACTGAAGCACACGCATGGTTGGGTCGCCAAGCAAGCCGTTAGTATTGAGGTCGATCAGCGCATTAGCGTGATTGACGCACTAAGAGCTGCGGAGACGCGTGTGGATGAAGGTAAAGTGATTGATGTAACGCCAAGTGAAAAGCTAACACATGCAAAAGCCGATATACAGTCCGGAAGACGAGCAACTGCTGATGACGCGGTTGTGGTCCCCCGCGATTAAAGACGACCCTGAAGCGTTTGTATTGTTTGCGTTTCCGTGGGGTACTCAAGGTACACCTCTTGAACATCATAGAGGGCCAAGAAAATGGCAACGCGATGTACTGAGAGAAATTAAGCAGCATATCCAAAAGAATAAAACAGTCACCGCGTTTGAAGTTTTTAAGATGGCTGTTTCATCGGGCCGTGGTATTGGTAAGTCGGCGTTGGTGAGCTGGATTGTGCTTTGGATGATCACAACTAGGATAGGTTCTTCGGTCATAGTGTCAGCCAACTCAGAAGCTCAGTTAAGGTCTATCACATGGGCTGAAATAACTAAGTGGCTTGCTATGATGATTAACAGCCATTGGTGGGAAATATCAGCTACTCGAATCACACCTGCTAAATGGTTAACAGAGTTAGTAGAACGCGACCTTAAAAAAGGTACAAGATATTGGGGCGCAGAAGGTCGTCTATGGTCGGAAGAGAATCCAGATTCTTACGCTGGCTTACATAATTCAGATGGTGTTTTATTAATTTTTGATGAAGCATCAGGCATCCCCGATGCTATTTGGGATGTAGCTCAAGGCTTTTTTACTGAAAATACACCCCACCGATTTTGGGCTGCGTTCAGTAACCCGCGCCGCAACACAGGGTACTTCTTTGAGTGCTTCCACGCCAAGCGTGACTTTTGGACAACGCGTCAGGTGGACGCAAGGACGGTAGAGGACACCGACAAGCAAGTCTATAGGCAGATCATCGAGGAGTATGGCGAGGACTCAAGCCAAGCGAAGGTGGAGGTGTACGGTGAGTTTCCGTCCAGTGGCGACGATCAGTTCATCACATCAAGCGCTGTAGCGGACGCAGCCGCACGGCCACGGTACAAGGATGAGACAGCGCCAATTGTTATTGGTGTGGACCCAGCGCGGGGCGGTGCGGACTCGACAGTGATTGTGGTCAGGCAAGGGCGCGACCTGACGGCAATCCATCGCTACCACGGCGAGGATACGATGACGATCGTAGGGCGCGTGATCGACGCGATCGAGCAGTACAAGCCAACGCTCGTGGTGCTCGATGAGGGCGGGCTAGGGTACGGTATCTTAGATAGGCTGCACGAGCAGCGCTACAAGGTCGTGCGAGGGGTGAACTTTGGGTGGAAGGCGAAGAACCCTGTGATGTACGGTAATAAGCGGGCCGAGCTGTGGGGCACGATGAAGGAGTGGCTTAAAACTGCTTCCATTCCGAACGATAGAGCGTTAAAGTCTGATCTGGTTGGGCCTACCATAAAACCCAATTCGTCGGGTACAATTTTCTTGGAAGGCAAAAAGGAAATGAAAGCCCGAGGATTAGCATCACCCGACGCTGCTGACGCACTGGCAGTAACGTTTGCATTTCCTGTCGCGCACAGGCAGTATACTGAAAAGACTACTAATCGTGCGTATAACGCTAACGGCGTAGCAACATCTTGGATGGGTGCTTGATGGCAAAGAAAGGTGTGTCACTATCAGTCGGACGCGGTGAGAAGCTACCCGTATCTAAGGGTGCGGGGCTGACGGCTAAGGGTCGTGAGAAGTATAACCGCGAGACAGGTAGTAACTTAAAGGCACCAGCACCTAATCCTAAGACCGAAGCAGACAAGGGGCGTAAGGCATCCTTTTGCGCTAGAATGGGCGCGGTAGCCGCTAAAGCTAAAGACGGTGAACGCGCTAAAGCATCACTTAAACGATGGAAGTGCTAATCATGGCTACTAAACCTGGACTATACGCTGCAATCCATGCTAAACGCGAACGCATCGCTGCGGGCAGTGGTGAGAAGATGCGTAAGCCTGGCACTAAGGGTGCTCCTACAGCAAAGGACTTTCGTGACTCGGCGAAGACTGCCAAAAAGCCGATGAAAGGAAAATAATGCCACTCGTAAAATCAACCAGCAAAGAAGCCTTTCGCAAGAACATCAAGGCTGAAGTTGCCGCAGGAAAACCGGTGAAACAATCAGTAGCGATAGCGTACGCGGTAAAGCGCGAAGCTGCTAAAAAAGCACCGACAACAAAGAAAAAATAATGGCAACGCTTAAACAAGATCCTACAGGTATCGAGGGCGCAGGTAAAGTATCTGCACGCGGTGGGCCGGACCAGAAAGACCACCGCGACACGTTGCAACTGATGCGTGATCGGCTGCGGCAGGCGATCGGTGCGTACTCGGAAAGCCGTGAAGATGAGTTAGATGACTTGCGATTCATGGCAGGCTCGCCTGATAACCAGTGGCAATGGCCGCAAGATGTGCTGGCAACACGCGGCTCGGTGCAAGGGCAGACGGTCAATGCCAGACCGTGCCTGACGATCAACAAGCTGCCGCAGCACGTAAGGCAGGTAACCAACGAGCAGCGCCAAAACCGGCCAAGCGGCAAGGTCATACCCGTCAATGATCAGGCTGACGTAGAGGTCGCTGAGGTGCTCGATGGCATCGTGCGGCACATTGAGTACATGTCAGACGCTGACGTGGCCTATGACACAGCGTGCGAGAACCAGGTAACTTATGGTGAGGGCTACATTCGTATCCTGACCGAGTATTGCTACGAAGATAGTTTTGATCAAGACATCAAGATCGCTCGCGTGCGCAATAGCTTCAGTGTCTATATGGACCCGCTGATCCAAGATCCGTGCGGTGCGGACGCTGAGTGGTGCTTCATTACCGAGGACATGCTCAAGGAAGACTACCAGCGCATGTATCCTAACGCTGCGCCGCTGTCATCAATCATGGCGCAAGGTATTGGTGACCAAGACATCAGTCAGTGGATCACAGAAGATACGATCCGTATTGCTGAGTATTTCTACATCGCACACAAGCGGGAAACGCTTTATTTGTTCCC